ACAATGATCAGAGTTCATTGATGCCCTACGATGCCATTATGGATATATTCACCAATACAGTTGAGATCGGACTGAAGTATATGAGTGCAGATATAGCCCGATTTGGAAAAGATAAGATCACAATTGGTATCTGGGACGGATGGTCTTGTGGTCCGATAGTGATCAAGCAGAAGCAAAGTACGGTTGTAACGGCGGAGGATATTCGCAACCTTTCAATTCAGCATCACGTAGCGCAGTCCCGGATAGTCGTTGATGAGGGAGGAGTGGGCGGAGGCGTTATTGATATGCTAGGTGAGGGTATTTTGAGTTTTACCGCTAATGCTTCTCCGTTCAAACAGGAGGAAAAGGAAGGATCAAAGAAGATCTACATTCCTCAAAACTACGCTAACCTAAAGGCTCAATGTGCTTATCTATTTGCCGAGAAAGTAAACGCCCGGATCATAAGAGTAAATACCGAGGACGTTATAATTAAGCAACAGATCATCCAAGAGCTTGAACAGATCAAAAGAAAAGATCCGGATTCAGACGGAAAGTTAGATCTAGTTCCAAAGGATGTTATAAAAGAAAACATCGGTCGTTCTCCGGATCTATCAGATATGCTCATTATGAGAATGATGTTTGAAGTGAATACAAACAAGCGCCGGCCCAAGAAACTTTACCACGACAATAAAGTTGTCGGTGGAGTTGATTGGGAGGTATTAACCGGATGACAATTGTTAGGATGTGTTATCTTCATCAAAAACCGGCAATAAGAATGTCTGAATGTAAAACGTGTAATCCTCCTGCTCCAGATCCTCCAAAATTAGACGTACGATCTGACTTTGAATGGTATGAAGCAAAGATCCTGGAGAATAGAATACGAATGAAAGACCGGTGTAAGCGTTGTTTTTTGAAGTTCAGTAATGATCCTTGTACTTCTCCGGGATGTGGAGTGCACCATCAGAAGGCAAGTTTATTCCGGATAGGCTATTGCCGGGACTGTGAAAGTAAGGTTATCAACAGCGATTGATTAAAACGTAATTAAGTATATAATAAAAACAGATGATAATTCTTCTAAGTATCATAGCAATTGAGATTGGATCTGTAATTGCTTTTCTTGTCGTCAAAAATAATCTCTTTGATCCTAAAAAAGTCCGGATTGTAAAACATCTTATCCGCGACTATCAGACTTTGATAATGGAAAATGAGCTTACCGCTCGTTTTTTGCGTGAGTATGAGATTAACCGGTTAGAAAATATTGTAAGCTATCAGTCCCAGAAGTTAGATGAACGTAAAGCACGACTGAAGTCTGGAATAAATGACGAGAAAACAAAGATCAGAGTGAAACGCGATGAGGAAAGATTGGAGGAATACAAGGGCGCGATCATAAAGAACAAAGCCTTTGCCGATAGTATGGATGCAAAGAACAATATGCTCAATGCCAAGATTGTATTTTACAAACGCACCAACTATTCACGTAATCAACCTAAGCCGGTAACTCCATCAGAAGATATGGAATTCCAGAATACGGAAACCATACCAGATGAAGCGCCGATTAAAACAGATGACAGTATCAACGCCCACGCTCCCCAAGTCCAGTCTGCCTAAAGATGTTCAGGATATTTTGAGTAGGTTAATGGAAACCGGATCACCTGACAATCTTACCGAAGATGAACTAGGCTTCCTAAAGGCCCGCCGAGATTATCTGACACCAGGCGAAAAAGAGATCTTTCTATCCGAGGTTAAGGCATCCGATCCGGATGTTGTCCCGGAAGTAAAGACAAAACGAAGTAAGAAAGCATAGTGTTCTTACGATTGCCGGTCTAAAATCCGGCAATGGTAATCACATTATCTGTTCATAGCAGTAAATTTGTGAAAAAACTATTCTTTGGGTTCGTAGTATTGTTCTTTGGCCTGACGTTGTTTTTGGCCGGAAAAGCATTATTAAATACGTATTATGCTGATAAGTTGGGTGTACCTACCGGCCCTCCTTTCGCAATTAAGAGCGATCTACCCTATACCGATCAACAGGAAATTGATCGTCTAGTTAATATTCCGGTAGCCCAAAGAACAGCAAGTGAATCAGCCTGGCTATTGACCAGATCAGTTTATCAATACAATTCCATTGTTCTAAAAGATGCCAATAAAAATATAATCATTGCCGAGGGCAATGTTCTTCCTTCCGGAACTTCCGGCTTTACTAAAGGCGCAACATTCCATCTACTCAATGCTGATTATAATCTCCGAGGCATATATGAGAATACCGGCAATACGGTTAGCTCTGTGTGGAAAGCCATAGGATTGCAAACGGCAACCGTATGGCTTGCAAGCGCATCCTTTGACACCATAAACACGACACCGGTGGAATTGATACCTGATCCAGGGGATGGAAAAGTCATTGAACTTGAATCTGTTACCGGATATAGAGTGTTTGCGTCTGAATCCTGGTCGCCGGCAAGTGTCCTTGATGGCCTTGAAGTTAAATATGATGGAGCAACCGGACTACCTTTGACGGCTTCTTTCTCGCGTGGCTTCCTTGATGGTGGTGCTTCCGATGTTACCGCTTCACCTTCCTATCAGACAAGATATGCTATTGATGTAAACCGGGCATCTCCTTCCGAAGCAGTATATCTCACTTCCGGATCTAATCCCTCAATTGATGGTGATACCTACTTCAAGTTTGACGTAATGTATAGAATCGTAGAGCTTCCCTAATATGGATAATTTCACTCCGACAACACCGGAACAGGATGCAAAGATAAACTCAAAAGCTGATGATAGTGTTTTACTTGATCAGATTGTCCAGGATAAGAACTCCGCTATTGAATATCAGAAGCCCCGGCAAGGGCCTTGGACTGAAAACTATAACCTATCGCGTGATCGCGTGGTAAATAATCCACTTGTCCAAAGGCATCCGGTGAATGTTCCGCTTATGAAAGAACAGGAACTTGCTTGGTTAGGAAAGATAGATGATATGCCCTCAATATATTTTGATTGCATATCCGATGATCCGGAACTGGCCCAGAAAAAGGAACTTCTTATCAATGAGTATTGGTCAAAGGAATCAGACCGGTTGAATATACCGATACTTGATTTTGTCGGAAAGCGCGTTGTATTCCATACCGGACGAACTCACGCCAAAATTGGCCTTGTGAATGGTAAATTTATGCTATGGATAACTGATGCCTTTGATGTTGTTGTAGATCCAAAGACTAATCCGATGGATATTCAGACCGCTATGCATATTCATAATCTGCATATCTACAAGACACTCAAAGAGATATTAGCCGATCCAACAATCTCAAAAGAAGCAAAGGGCCGGCTTAATAGCCATCTGGCTACAAATAAGGGTTTATTCAGTACATCCGATACCGTTGATCAGATTAAGGCTAAACTGGAACGCCTGAAGGCATTGAATATCACTAACTACGATAAGATTATCGGAACTGATCTTATTATTGACTGTACCGAAACCGTCCGAAAGATCTGGAATCCAAAGACAAACAAGTATGAATTGTTTGTTATACTTCAGGCATACGATACCGTTATCCTAAAAAAGAGAACAATGCAGGAGGCGTTGGGAATAGACCGCTTTAACTATGCTTCTTGGTGCTATAATCCCGATACTGAATTATATTGGGAACTTGGGCCGGGAGATATTGCCCGCAATCCAAACAAGATGAGCAACTTGTTCCTCTCTCAATTCTTTGAGAATAGATCTTTGGCTAACAATCAGATGAATTTCTTTGACGATACCTTTGAGGGTTTTCATCCGGAGGCATTTACGGCCCGACAATTTGGATTTTATGGTGTACCCGGAAAGCCATCCGATATAATTATGCCTATCAAAGTTGAACCTTTTGACAATGCGATACAGGCAGATCTTGAATATATCCGAGCAATGGCTTCGCGTGGTATGATCACAACTGATATAGACAAAGGAATGTCCTCTCCCGGTAATCAAACAAAAGGAGAAATTGAGATATTGGCATCGCGATCCCAGAGGCAAGTAAACAATCTTCAGAAATTCTATAATCGTTTCTGGCAGGAGATAGCGAACTTCTGGCTTGATCTGGCGATAAATAAGGCTACAATTCTTGATAAAACTCTCCTTACAAAACGTGGTAACAATGGGCAATTATATAGCCATAATCTAAAGGTAAAGGATATTAAAAACGATAAAGGCTATGTCGTCCGGGCCGTTCAGATGGCCCAGAAGGATGAACAGACAAGAGATACCATCAACAAACTCTCCGTTCTCCGCAATCAATTTATGGATAATCCGGTAGCAATGAATATAATCAAAGAGAAGATGCTTACAGAATTGAACATATTTACCCCGGACGAGATCAGACAGATAAAGGCAACACTCAAAAATGCTCCGGCAATGCCAATAAATCAAACGCTAAGTACACTAGGCCAAGCAAACGCGATGGCCGGTGGTAATCCTAATGCCTAAAATAAGCGCACAATCGTATCTTTTGAATCTAGGCTTCAGTAAAGATCAAATTGACGAAGTACCACTATCTCAAATTGAAAGTTGGTCAAAGATATTAAGTCAAGAGCCGTTAGATCAGAAAATTGTACGCGACTTTATTCTTAACAAAATAATGGCAATCTCGGTTGAATTGGGAAAGCCCCGGACACTTATGCAATCGGTTGCCTCATTCTTCCGGCTTGATCCTCAACAAGCATATCTAAAAGCGCAATTGGGAATTCTATCTGAACTTTATAAACTCTTTGGCTATGATCCGGACAAGGCCCACAAAGACCTTACCCGCGAATTAAAGTTAAAGGCACAATAATAATGGCAAAAGTCAAAAAAACGTGTAGGACAAGAGTAAAAAGGGGAAAGGTAAAATACACCGGATTATACAAAAAGATGTCACAGAAGGGCAAAATGATGCCGTCTGGTGAGCAGGAGAAGGAGATCTCGGCTAAGATTGAGCGCATTATGCAAGAAGGAGTACGCCGTAACACACATAAGCCGGTTGGCAAGGGTAATCCAAGAAGGCCGGTAAGTCCAAAGCAAGCACAGGCGATAGCATATTCAATGGTGATGCGAAATTCAAAAAAGTAATTTAACAATCTAGGTAGCGTATCTGGGAATTATCTTCACCGGTAGGCAACAATCCAATGGAGGGACTATGACCTGAAGTTGTATGGTTGCCGACTGGTGGAGATAACCGGAACTGTAATCTTAACTCCAGATCAATCTAATTTATCTGGACTAGATCCTGTTCTGATCCCACAATGAATCAGCTTAACTCCGATCCCACAAAGGACGGACTGGCTACCGAGCCAACGGTAAAAAGCCCGGATGAGCAATCCGGAACGGGCGTCAAACTACCCGACCCTCCCGATAAGGGAGATACGGATTGGGAGGGACGCTATAAAGCATCCTCAACAGAGGCAATCCGACTAGCAGAGGAATTAAAGCGAAAGGAGGAACTTCTGGCTGAATTGCAAGCTAAGGCCGAACGTATGGCCGAACTAGATCTTGAATCAGAGTTACGAAATAGCGTTCCTGATTGGGACGGTATGGACGAGCAAGAGCGCGAGTTAGCAAAAGATAATTTCCGCCTAAAGCGTGAAAAAGAAATTGCTGAAGCTGAACTCAAGAGTATGAAAGACAGAGAAGAATTGAACAAGCAACTTGAAACCGTTGTAAACTCCTCGGACTTCAAAGAGCTTGGAGCTAGTAAAGACGAGTTTAGAAACTATGCTGAAAAGCATCCGGGGACTGATCTCAAAGTGCTAGCGCGTTCCTTCCTGTTTGAAAAAGCTCAAGAGAAAAGCGCGAAAGACGCGTCTGCAAAGGCTTCCTTGCAGGGTGTAGAAACTCCCGGATTTGGTGGAGATCTGAAGAACGAAGGTTCAACAGAGATTACCCCGGAGCAGTTGAACACACTCCGCTATACTGACCCTAAGGCGTTTATGGAGTATCACAAGAATAAGGTTCAATCAGATCATCAAAAAAAAATAAATGATCGTATATTGGGCCTCGGTCGCTAGATCTAGATAAACTTTAACGATAGATCATAGCTACAAAGCAATGACTGGTATGACAAATCTCGGAGAAAAATTCTCCGCGTCCGTTCTTCAGCCGTTCTTTGAGCAAGCAGTTACTCCCGCAATCACCAATAGTGATTACGAAGGAGCTTTGAGCGCCGGCGGTGCAGATAGAATGAACATCCTTACCTTTGGTACGGTAAACATAGTTACCTATGCCCAGGGAACACCGATGTCCCTTCAGAATGTTACCGATTCGGAGGCTCAATTGATCCTTTCACAGAAAAAGGCTTTCTATATCGGAATATTTGATATAGACAAGTTTGAAACCTATGTATCAGATCCGAAATCATCGCTTATGGTACAGGCTTCCGGCTCACTTATGGAGGCAGTTGATAATTATGTCCTCGGCCTTTATGGTGATGTCGCCTCCGGTAGTTGGGACGGAACTTCCTATACAACTGGAACTGTTACCGTAACAATCACAACTGGAGCTGTCACTGGTAATGGCACGACCTTTATCGCAGGTATGGTTGGCAAGCCTTTCAAGGCTCAAGGCCATACAAAGTGGTATCGCGTCAAGACATATAATGGTGCGACAGATATAGTCATTGAGGATGACCTTGATGACGTAGCTTCGCAATATACCGGTGGCACGATTGGCGCGGGTGCAACTTATGAGATCCAAGCTAACACTTCCGTTCAGGTTACCAAGAGTAACTTCTACGCGCGTGTATTGGCCCTTAAATTGTTCCTTGATCAGAACAAGATTCCAAAGGCCGACAGATGGCTTGTGATCCCTGCGTGGTTGGAAAATATCGCCCTTCAAACTACTGAACTTATTCCTGCTGTTCCGGTTGCCTATTCCGATACAGTCCTTAACGGAAATATTGGCAAGGTCGCCAAATTCAGCGTCTATACTTCAGAACAGATTGCAGGCAATTCTACAACTGGATCTTTTGTTCTCGCCGGACACAAGTCAGCCATCACTTTTGCGATGGGCTTCAAGAAAGACGGAGTTGAGAATGTAACCGGTGAATTTGAGGAAGCCTATAAAGCTCTTTGGGTTTACGGTGCAAAGATTCCGGATATTCGCAGAAAGGCACTTGCTCTTGGATTCTGGAAGGCTTAAACCTTCTGATCCTACTCTATCTCTGATCCTCTCGGAGATAGGGATAGCATCAAAAAGTAATAATAAAACATAAAAATTTTATGAAAAAAGTATTAGTATCAATGGCTCTATTGGTTAGTGGACTTGCGATAGGCTTCGGCTCATCTCGTCTGCTTGTATCAAATAATACCGAACAGAAACTTGGCGCTTACGGTTATGCTACCGCTACAAGCTCAAGTGTTCTTGTGGCATCTGCATCTTCCACAACTGTTTTGGCAAATAATCCGGGAAGGATGTCTGCTAAAATTGTGAATGATTGTGGCTATGCCGTGTATCTTAGCTTTGGAAATACCGCCGTCAAAGGTACTGGTGTCAGATTAAATCCTTTCGGCGGTTCGTTTGAAACAGATCCATCTCCTGGTGATATATTTAACGGAGCTATCAATGCAATTGCCTCTATCTCTGATGGTACAGACTATTGCAATGTAACAACTCTTGAAAACTAATATGAAAAGAACTTCTAAATATATTGCAGGTTCAATAGTAGCTGTTATATTATTGGTTACTTTTCTTACCGTTCTATCTACCGAAGCAAGGATAAATAATCCGGCAATTTCAGCCGTAATGTGGTTTTTGAATGTTAGATCATTCAATGGCGTTCTTAATGCCAGTATGTTTCCGGGATCGGATATAGGCGCAAAAGTGAACTCGGCCTATACTTCTTTAGGATCTAATGGCGGAACTATTGTTATACCTGGTTCAGCAAGTTATTCATTCTCAACTCCGATATTACTCAATATCACAAATAAAAAGGTGTGGTTGAAGTGTGATCCAAACGTAATCCTTACCTATACCGGAAGCAATAATACTAGTGCCATAACTTTTGATACCGGTGTTAGCGCAACTGGTGGAAACGACAGATCTAATCAGGGAATTGATGGTTGCTATATCAAAGGTCCGGCATCAAATACCGGAACTACCGCTATTTACATTGGTGGTACAAGGGGAGCTAATCGTGCGACATTTAGGAATAACACAATAAGAGATTTTGGATGGGGATTCAAGGTCGGCGATAATACCTATTTTGATACCTGGGAAAATAACTTTGTAACCGCAAATAGCTCAAGTTGGAAATTCGTTGGAGTAACTAATTCAGGTGAAAACTTTTCTATGTTCCATAATACTTGGGCTGATTGTGTCTTGGGTACGTTATCATCTCCTCCGTATAATCCGAGAAAATGCTTTGATACTGGTGCAAATGTGGGTATAACTATTACCGGTGATTCTTTTGACGATGCAGAACTTTATGTTGGCCCGGCTACAAAACTTCTCGTATCTGGTGGATGGTTTGAAGCTCCTGCCGGCGCAGGTATTGTAGATTATGACAGAATAAGAATAGCATCATCTTCCGGAGATCTAACGACCGTTAATGTAAAAAATTCGTTCTTCTGGGTGAACAACAACTCAACAACCCTTAACCGAGTTATTAGAAACGGAGGTAATCTGATTCTTGATGGAGTAACGTTCTCCTGTTCCGGATGTGCTACAAGGACAAGGTTCGTATCTCAAGATACTTCTAGCGCAGGAAATACTACCCTCATAAATGTTAGGGACTTAAATTCTGTTACTACAAGTTGTATTGACAGTGGTGCAGGGTGTAATAGCTTTGACTTTGCCAAATCTACAAGAGGTAGTTGGACAGCCGGTATGCAGATAAATTCCTCAAATCAGATATTTCTTGGACGACCGTCTGCTAACGGATTCACAATTGATGTAAATTCGGGTACGGCAAGTGTTTCAAGTGTTACTGAATTTACCGGATCAGCTACCACAAGCGTGCAGTTTGAAACATCTTCCGGTACAAAGGGAGCTTGTTTAGCTCTTGATGATGTGGGCGGAACTGGCATTACTTATTGCCGAACTAAATCCGGAACGATGACCTGTAATACAACACCTTGTAGATAATATGATAATTCAGCCCGGTTCAGTAAAATACATAGAGTGGGCTAAGGATGATCCGGCAGATGCATCAACGATCTATCCTCAATGCAAAGTCCGAAACCTGGAAACAGATGATCTTATTGCTACGGTGAACTTAACATCTTCAGATGGTAGAAGATTCCGGGGATCATATACAACTCCTCAAGATAGGTCTGGTTTAGGTTACTATATCAGCGAATTCATACAGGTATATTCAGATGCCGGGCATACCACGCAAGGTACTCAATATGCCGATAGCCACGCTGTTTTTCAGGTATCTGAATACATACAACGCGTTGCATCTGTTCAACCTGGCCCTGGGCCGGTAATTGATTATTCGGTTATTGCTAACGTAATTGAAGATATTTATAAAAGGATTCAGAAAAAGGATCTGGATGCCTTGCGAAAAGAAATAGATGACAAACTTGCAGAGATAAAAGTAATGCCGGCATCTCCGACTATTGACGTTTCCGGTATCACTAACTCCATTGAAAATCTGAAAAATGTTGTTGATATTGCATCGCAAGGTTATGGTAAATCAAGATCTGAAATATCAAAACTATCAAAAGAGTTTGCCGGTATTGTTTCCGGAGCAAACATAAAGTCCTTTGATGAGAATGTAAAAGCAATGGCAAAGATTCTGGAAAAGAATACATCTCAATCTACCGGATCTTTGGCAAATGACGCGGTATTAAAGACGCGCCTGATTAAAGAATTGTCCCAGGAGATAAGGATATTACAGAAAATGTCCGATGCCCTGATGTCCTCAACGGATGATCTGAATACAAACATCGCAAAGTTATCAAAAGAATTGAAAGATGTAACTTTTGTAATGAAAAAAAGTTAATGAAAAAATATACTATTGCATCATTGATATTCATATTTATACCCGCCGTTGCCTATGCGGGACTGTTTACAGATGTGTATAACTACATCCGGGGTAATTCTTCGGTACAATTAGGAGATACCCTAGCAACACTTCCGGCGTTCACTATCTCCGGTTCAAATATAATCTCAAGACTTCCATCTTATGATTGTACGGCCTTCGCTAATAGTGGAAAACTTACAATCAATGGTTCAAAACAGGTAGTTTGTATGGACGATACTTCCGGAGGCGGAAGTGGCGGAGGGACTATGATAGAAATTGGCGCAGGTAATCCCAATAGTGGCATAAAGATATCTTCATTATCTTTTGATGCCGGTGGATTCAATGTTACCAATCCTACCGGATATGGTTTTGTTCAAATAGATTATGTGAATGGTCCGGCCTCCCGCTCTATCGCCCAGACAATCACCGGTCTTTGGAACTTAAAGCCCGGAGTGAATATTGGTGATACCGCAGGACAGTACATAAACATAGACGGAGCGAATGGCATCCGAGGCCAAACCCCCGGTATGGATTTGAATATCAATCAGAATGACGGCGGTAATATGACTATCGGCTACGGTGGCTCTGGTACAATCGGAGGTAATGTTTCAATACTTGGGACTAAAAACGATTCCGGAACTGGCGGAACAGTTACTCTTGATGGTGGCGCTTCTTCTGCCGGACCTGCGGGGAACGTGATAGTACAATCTACTGGGAATGGTCTTTTGTGGGCAAAGGGCTCGGCTTCTGTTTCAAAAGGATTTGAGGCTATTGGTTATGCTTCTGCTTCTAAATACTATGGCGCAGGTCTTATATCTTGTACCGGCGCTAATCACGTACAATGGACTGGCGGATTATTTAGTTGTGCCTCTGATCCGGTAGGTGGTGGAGGTAGTGCTGTTGGCTTCAAGGAAGGCGGTGGAGGTTCATATACAAATGTATCATCAGTACAATTTTCCGCCTCTGGCTTCAATCTTGTCTTTACCGGTTCAAAGGCTTCCATATCTTTGGACTGGACTAATGGCCCGGCATCAAGAGGACTTTCTCAAACTTGGACTGGTACTCCTTACTTTTCAGGAGGGGCTTCATTGAGTGGAACGGTTAAAATATCTCATCTATCAAACCTAACGAGCGATGGATTCGTTAAGACTTCCGGTGGCAATGGTACTCTTGTAGTTGATGGCAATACCTATCTTACTGGTGTTTCTGCTGATTCTCCTTTATCCGGTACAGGCACATCAGGAGATCATCTTAAATTTACTAATCCTGGCTATATCACAGGTAATCAGACTATTACACTCTTGGGAGCTGTAACTGGCTCTGGGACTACTTCAATAACAACAAGTTTTTCGGCAAACGCTTCGTTCTCGGCCGGTGAATTTACGATATATGCTTCGGCTACAAAGTTTTATGGTGCGAACCTTACAACTTGTTCTAATGCTCTTACCTGGACTGGTGGGCAGTTTGGATGTTCTGGCGCATATCAGCCATCAAACGCTTCTCTTACGGCTCTTGGAGCGCTTGGGGGTAATGGTATTGTAGCCCAGACAGGCGCAAACACGTTTGCCAATAGAACAATAACCGGAACGACTAATCAGATAAGCGTTGCCAATGGTGATGGCGCATCAGCCAATCCGACACTTTCAATCCCCACGCCGTTTATAATTCCTGGTAGGGCTTCGGTATCTGGTAATTTTGAAGTATCAGGTGGCACTGCATCAATCTCTGGGGCTGTTACTTTAGCCTCAACACTCGGAGTTAGTGGAGTTACTACTTTAACCGGTAGGGCTTCAATCACTTCAGCGAGTGTTTCTGTCGGTATTGAATCAACTGGTTTTGCTTCTGCCTCAAAGGTATATGGTGCGGGATTGGCTTCTTGTACTGGATCTAATCATCTTCAATGGACTGGTGGACTTTTCTCTTGTTCAGCAGATGCCGTAGGTGGCGGAGGTTCAGCATTTCAGGTTCGTACCTATCCTGGGACTACTGTTTCTAATGTAGCCACTATCTCGTTTGATGGCGGAAAGTTCGTTGTAAGTGCTTCCACTTCAACCGATTCAGCAATTAACCTAAATTGGGGTGCAGGTGGTCCGGCATCGCGCGCGTTATCTAATACCTGGAGTGCTTTGAATGTTTTTAACTCCTATGCTTCGGTATCCCCAAAGTTCGGAGTGTACAATTCAGGAAATGCAGATATAGGTTTGAATAATACTCAAAATGTTGATGGTAATTTCACTATCCGATCAGTTGGTGGTACAAACGTAGCTAAGATTTCAATACTCGGTTCAGCATCCCAGGCCCTAGTTACCATAGCCTCACGTGGTGATGTGGGAATAAACACAACCTCTCCAAACCTTAATGGATATGCCGGAAAGACATTAACGATGTATGATTCATTTATTCCCGCAATAGAAGGGTATAGGGTAAACAGTTCTGCCGGTACTAATGTTTTCTTATTCCGTGGAGCTAATTCCATAAACACCGCTTTGGCCGGATTCGCAATCTATACAACTGCTAACGCTAATAATAAGGGTGAAATAAGACTACAAACGAATAATGGCTCTACCACCGGTGACAGAATGACAATCAATGAGTATGGTGCATCATTCTCTGTACCATACGAGAATACCACTTATACATCTTCATCTCTATACTATGGTGCGACGCTTACTGGTTGTACCGCTAATGGCAACGTCCTCCAATGGACAGGTGGGCAGTTTTCTTGTCATCCATTGGGCGCTATTGATATTCCGGCGCTTAACTATCAGCCTGTTGGTGCTTATCTAACCTCCGTGACCGCTGATGCTCCGCTCTCCGGTGCAGGTACAGCAGGTTCACATCTTGTCTTTACAAATCCTGGATACATAACTTCAAGTGCTTCGTTCGCGGAGTTCACACAATACGCCTCGGCGACTAAGTTCTTTGGGGCTAATCTTACAACTTGTGGTGATGGAACGCACGCCCTCTCCTGGACTAATGGCCAGTTCGGTTGTCAGGCTATCACAGCAACTGGAGGCGGTGGCGGAGGAACACAGATAGATGTAGGTTTGGATAATCCTGATGGAACTAAAGTATCATCAATCTCGCTTCACGGTTCAGCGTTTACACTTAACACGGGTTCAGGATATGCGGATATAAACCTCAACTACACTACCGGTCCGGCTTCGCGCGCGATGTCACAGACTTGGACTGGTGTTCCCTATTTCTCTGCCGGTGCTTCGGTAGCTACTAAGTTTGAAGTGGTTGGTATCGCATCAGTCAATGGGAATGTGGAGTTCAATAACTCACGTCTTGACCTCTATGCCTCCTCTGACCAGACAGAAGTCTTTAACATCCGTAGCGGTGGAGTATTCTATGGAAAATGGAACTCTGAATTTAATGGTTTAGTAATACAGAACAAAAGTGCAACGACTAATGCCTTATCGGAATTGCAGATAGGTGCTGACGATGCCACTAATTTCAATAAGGTTTTTGAGGTGGGCTATACTTCGTCTGTATTCTCATCAACATCGTATAGCGCATTAAGTCCTCATAATGCCTATCTTAGTAATGACGTTGGAAATCTATCACTCTTGACTGCTTCTACTTCTTCGGGGGTGGGTATAAAATTCTATACTGGAGGATTGCTCACTTCTAACCTAAAAATGTCCATTACTAGAGGAGTATCAATCTCTGCCCCATTTGAACTCTCAAATACTGCTTCAATAGGGGGTAATGTTACATTCAATAGCTCCGGTTCGTCATCGTTGATATTCTCTCCTAATGGTGGACTAGCTCAATCAAAGTGGAGAATTGATGTCGGAGGTTTAACCGGTTCTACTTGGGCATCGGAAAGTTTTGTGATAAGAGGGCCTACAAATGCGCCATTATTCAAGATAGCTTCAAATGGATTTATAATGATAGGTACTACAAAACCTTTGACTTCAGGAGGTTCTTCAAACTCGTTCTCGTTTTATGATAATAGGGGGAATGATTCTTATTTCACATTCAGGAACGGTTCATCTGGCAAGGCGATGAGAATGACGCAACAGGCCAATTCTGACTATGCTCAATATGGTCTTATAAACACTAATTCTGCTTGGCTATTTGGTACGTTTGGTCAAACAAGAGTAACGATAGCCGATGATGCCGGTGCTTCAACTCTCTATCCTCTTGAGATTGAAAAGGGTACTCCTACTGATACCGTGTACTTGAAATCTCAAGGACGTGTGGGCATAAATACCAATGTACCAAAAAGCCAATTAAGCCTTGTTGATACTTTCACCGGCTCAATAGCTTCCGGTTCGTTTGCGATACGTTCTGCAAATACAATAGGTATGGTAGCCTCAATTTCGGCAACAGCGATGACGACTGGTAGTGTTATAAATGTATTGACATCATCAGCCTCAACATCTCCCGCCCTTAAATTCTCCATAAATAATCTTGGAGTTGCGGTTACTAAAGCATCATTAAGCTCAAAGGGAGCGCTAGAGTTGATGGATTATGCTTCTGCTTCGGCATATCGTGGTGGTGGACTGGCTTCTTGTACTGGTGCGAATAAACTGCTGTGGAGTGCGGGTGTTTTCTCTTGTGGTACTGATATAGGAATAACAGCATCCCTATCTACCAATTTTGAATTAACGACTGCCGGTTCGGTTATTGGAATAAACCCTGGAACTACGACAACGGCGGGAGCTTTGGAAATTAACTCGGCTATGACCGCAGGTGCGATAGCTTCAATATCTGCAAACGGAGCATTGACTGGTTCGGTATTTCAGATAACCGCTATCCCTATGACTACCGGCAGAATCTTTGATATAACCGTTCCGGCTTCTGGTTCTGGTAACCGCTCTGGCGCTAATATATTAAAGGTAACAGCCGGTACGGTGGTTACCGCATCACTATCTTCGGGTGGAGATCTATCATTAAGAGGTGGTATTTATACTCATCGTTCTGTAACTAACTGTACAACTGCCGGAGGCGTTTGTCTTGATTATGCCGAAAGTTTTGCCGGTGCTTCTGGTTTGGAAGCGGGCGATGTTGTTCAATGGGACTATACTAAAGGGCCGGTAGTTTCAAAATACGATGGTTCTGGTGAAGCTATCGGTGTTGTTTCTACTAATCCGGGCATAATCATAACCGGAGATAAGGTTCTAACTGGGGATGTTGGGGAACAATATAAACCCTATAAAGACAGAGGCGAAGTACCGATTGCCCTTGTAGGACGTGTTCCTGTTAAAACAAGTGAGCGGATTTATCCCGGAGATAGACTTGCTCCTGTTGCTGATGGAAAAGTTGCAAAAGCTACTAAAGCCGGAATGACTATCGGAATTGCCCTTGAAAACTCAAATGAGGGCAAGGTAATGATAATGGTTATGAATACTTATTGGACACCTGATAATAATGATGTGGTTCAGGTTATAGTAAAACATCAAACATTATGGGAGTGGATTAAGTCTGTATTCAAATAAAATAGCCAAGTACCTGCTTTAATGGTATAATAGTAATATGCTAAACGAAGCCGATATCCCAAAGTTAGAACAATTAACCAATAGTACAACTATAAAAAATTTGGGCTATATTGTTGCTATTGTTACTCCTACAATAGCGATAGTAATGGGATATATGGCTTTGGTAAATCGGGTGGAATTGGTGGCACAACAGGTTCAGGCGGTGGCAAAAGATGTTCAGGAGATAAAGGGCAATCACCTTGTCCACGTTGAAAATAAATTAAATGAATTTCAGACTTCTCTCATAGATCACGATAAAAAGATTGAACGTATTTTAACAATACTAAAACAATGAAAAAATTTGATATAACAAAGAATACCGGTATTCGCATAGAGGAACTAAAGCCCGAAGATTATATCTTTGGAGTTAATTCTCTGATAGTCTTTGAGAAGCGCAATACTACCGGGAATTGGAAACTATTTCGTTCTTCTGATGAGCGCCAGTCTTATCGCCTTTTTGATGCTATGGATTGCGTAACGATGTCAGCCCTGAATGATTTTGAAGAACAGGCTAACTGGATGCTTGCCAATAATCTATGGCCGGCCGATGCCCTTAAATTCTGGAACGATAACGGATATATTGTGAATGGAAAGTTTGAAGTATCGGATAGGTTTATAGCCAAAATGTCTAAGACTACCGCGCAAGGGAATACATTCCCTAACGTCCATAACGCCATAAGGAACTGCGGTGTCGTACCAGAGGCGATGTGGCCGGCAAGTGATGATTTTACCTGGGAGATATTTTATTCAGAAGTCCGCCCGGAGGTAATTGCTCTCGGACTTCAATCCCTCAAATATTTCAACTGGCAATATGAGAAGATACCTACCGATAAAAAGACGTTACAAACTCAACTTCAGCACGCGCCAATTCATATAGGCGTAGGGACTTGCCCGGACTGGAATGATGGCAAGGTATCAGCCTGTCAGATGTCGCCAAATCACGGTGTATTATTGGATTCAATTCAAGTGGATGGGTATCATATCTTTGACCACTATGCTCCGTTTGATAAGGTTTTAGCTCCGGACTACCTAATTCCGATAGCATACAAAGCCATCTTATACCCAATTAAGAGGTCTGATCCAATTGGAATAACAACTTTTAACAATGACCTTCGGTATGGACAGGGCGGGCCGGAGGTCGCCAAATTGAAAGATGCCCTATATAAAATGGCCTGGATAAGTATAGACGAGATTGTAGGAAGCGATATTTACGATGATAGGTTGGCTAAAGCAGTATTCAATTTTCAACTGGGAAATATATTGCATACTCCCAGTACCTTATCTGAACTCTTTTCTCTCCGGGGTAAAGTCGTAGGCCCAAAGACAAGAGCCGTATTAAACCAGTATTATAATATGTGGTCTAAATAAAATGAACTTAAAAAATGTATTATTAGGTGATGTTCAATCTTCGTCCGGAACTCTCTCGGTTAGTGATCTGCACGGTCTTTTGAGGACAGTTGCGCTAGGTTTGGGTGCTTTGGTGGTGGATTATCTCATTAAGTTAGTACCCGGCATAGACTTCGGTGTTAATTCTGCGGTTGTGGTAACGGTAACGATGGCTGTTCTGGAATTGGCCCGCAGATTCTTTGCTTCGGCACAACAGTAAAAATATAATCTCCGTTAAAAGTTATGGCTAACCAAAAACAATTTAAGAAAGTCGGCGATAATTTAGTTGAGGAGGATGTTCAGACAACCGTCAAGGTTAAAATTGATACCTCAAATTTACCGGATATGCGGAATAGATTGGTGAACCATAAACTTCAATTACAGTCCGAAATAGACGGTATTGATGAGCAGATCGCACGTATTGATGAGATAATGAACGCAAAATAATGGCACTTGTACTCAAAAAATACGACAAAGGAAGATCTAACACTCCAATTCGTGATTCATTTTACGCGTCTATCGGGCTTAATCCTTTCCTTGAACCGGGAAGGATGTTATCAAAATATGAATTTCAGGGAGAAGCCACTTCGGCAGTTTTGGCTTCTCTGAAAGGCATAGTCAATATCGTTGAAATATCCGGAGATGGCTATGCCTTTAATTCTCCGGGTGGAGAAATATACAAGTCGTCCGGATTCGGAGGATCTTGGTCTTTGCTTCATACAAACGGTAAAAATGATGGACATCAATGCGCCTTTACCGCTCCTCTATATTCAGATCCTACCAAAACAAACATCTACTTTATAGCCAAAGAAGGATCTGATTCCTTTGTGGGTACAGCTCCTACTCCTTATGCTGATGGTGATTTTGTTGATTCCTGGAAAACTATAACCGGAGGTGCTTCAAAGACTATCCGGGCATCTGTTATTCGAGATTGGGTACTGTTTACTAACGGTCAATATCTTGGTGGATGGAAATTTAGTTCAACCGTTGATTCATTCTCAACGAACCTATTGGACTTCAAGCCTGGATCTGTTGCAATTGATGTTGTGGGTAATAAGTCCGGAGGTGTTAGAAACGCCTATATTGCCGTACAGTATTCTCCGGATAGAGAATTGGACGGTATCTATGTTTGGGATCTTGAACAAACATCGCCTATTGATTTTATACCGATTCCCTGGCTTGAAAGTATCTATGCAAAAGGCGGAAAGCTATATGCCATTCACGGAAATAAACTTAATGTTTCACCGGTATCTTCTAACGGCCCGGTACTGAATGATCCGGATATATCAATTCTTGGAGGTACTATTCTTCGCTCATCTGCTCCTACGGCCCGCTTTTTAGGATCATATCTTGGCCTGTTGCTGATAGGTGTTTCCGGTGCTAGGGATAATGCTACTTTCGGATGGGGCTACAATCCCGGACTTTGGGTTTATAATCCCAAAAATGGTGCTTTGTTTTTCTGGATCACTCCAAACACTAACGAAACATATAATGTGATTGTAAATTCAGTATATGTCCGGGAAGATAGGGAATTACGAGCATCTTTTACCTGTACGGATGGAACTAATACGGTGTATTATCTTCAAGTTTTGAATAAATTAAATTCCGGAGTTACGGTTAAAAACTTACTTCTTACTCCCATATTGGGATATGACGAGGAGGCCATCAAGTCTTGGAAAAAGATCTCATTCAATCATAATCTTCTTACCCTGGCATCTCTTGATCCGCGCATTGAGATATGGAGGCGAGATTTTAGGCGCGAACCTTCGGTTACAACCACTCCTGCTTTGGTGGTTATTACCGCAAATACATTCAAATCTGCAACATCAAGCGGGAATACAGTCGGAATAAAAGTCGGTGATTATGTACGAGTTACCGGAGGTACTGGATCTGGACAGGTTAGACAAATAATTGGGACTAGCATTGATGGACTAAATACAATTTATACCGTTGATCGTAATTGGGATGTTAATCCTACAACCGATTCAAAAATTGAATGGTGGCCTTTTATTAAAATGGCTACGCTAACCGCTACGTCTGAAGGTTTGGACAGAAAAAGTTTACCCCTAGACTTTGAGGATGTGCTAGCTCAATTCTTATTCGTGATCACGTTTTCATCTCAAACCGGAACTATTGGAGTTGAAATTCGTAATTTGACTATTGATGTTGCGCTAAAGAAATAATATGGAAGATCCCATAAAAACAACTGACGAAAAGAATGATCAGCTTGATGCCGAATCTTTCTCTACCGCTCCGGATGATATGGGAAAGACTAATCCTGATCCGTCTGAATTACCATCATCTGCTGAATTGGAAAGAAGGCGTTTACCGGCGGTGGCAGATCTTACTGATGCCTCAACTATTGAGGTTAATGTTGCGCGCGGTGATGTTTTTAAGGTAACACTTGGAGGAAATAGAACACTTGGTAATCCAAAGAACGTAACCGGCGATCAGAAGCGCATTGAATTTATCATAAAACAAGATGGGACAGGGGGACGTACTCTTGCCTATGACACTAAATACCGTTTTTCTTCCGGACTTCCATCTCCCACAATTACAACTACAATTAGCCATTGGGATAGGCTTCTTTTTGCATACGATAAAAGCGCCGATAAATGGGATCTCATAGGATATATCCCGGACTTTTCATAATGAGTGCAACTATTCAATCAATTACAACCGGACAGAGTAACGGGAATTCAGTGGCAATATCGGTTACTCCGGCGGGTTTGAATAGGGCCATATATGTTTTCGTTGGGACTAACGAAATTGGAGGTACAAATCCTATGTATGTAACCTCGGTGGTCAAAGGATCTCAAAATGGAGTTAAGGTTACTGATGTAATCTATGCCGGACCTAACGATATAAAATGTGAGGTTTGGAAAATAGTAAATCCCAATACCACGACAGAGAATGTAACCGTTACCTGTACTCAAGGCAACGGAGGTTTGCGGAGTTTATATTGTGCTGTTGTTTGTATCTCCGGAACAAGTGGTAGGGAAGATGGGACTGCTTCAGAATATAATAGCACCAGTACGCCATCTGTTACTGTTACCTCAAATACCGGCTCAATTGTTATTGACTGCTTGATGGAAAATACTTCTTACATAGTTACCGAAGGCGGAGGACAGACTAACAGATGGGGACTTCAAATCGGTGGATATACAGACTGGTTTGATGGATCAAGTGAAGCCGGAGCTTATAGTTCAGTTGTAATGAGCCAGTCCCTTTCCGGATCTCCGCGCTTTTGCCACATTGCTGTTTCTATAAAAGCAGGTTTTATCATCAGGGGTGAAGGTAATCTATTGCCCTGGGGATGACAAAGTACAAAAAATATAATATAATAATTCTATGTCCAGGACTATAAAAGGTTTAACAGGAACAGTATCGGCAACTCAATATTCGGCTACACTAACCGGGGTAAGTACAGATTGGGATTCAACTCTTGAAGGAAAATATATTAAGATCGGAGTTAATGGAAAACGATATACCATTAACAAGGTTAATTCTACGACGTCAATGGAACTGACAAGACGCTATCAAGAGCCTACCTGCTCCGGTGAGTATTTTGAAATACTTGAAAACAGAATGTTTGTTCAACCTAATTTAATTCAAGATCCAGTATCAACTCCGACCTCTGATCCAAATGTTGCGGGCCGTTTCCCTGATTATGATGAAACAACATAATTTAACAAAACTATGCAAACAATAACTATAAAATCAGGGGACACTCTTTCGGGGATTGCCAAACAGTACGGTGTTGGATTGTCGGAGATATTAAGGCTTAATCCGAAGATCACAAATCCAAATCTTATTTATGCCGGATCTGCTTTATCTGTTCCGGATATGCCGGCCGTACCGCCCACTCCGCCGGTGAATCCTAATGAAAACCTTGATGCTTCCAAATCCGGAAGATATGTTATTGATGCTACAAATGGAATTGATCAGTATGATACGCAGACTAGAAAGAAACTTACTCTGGCAGAATCACAGGCACTTGGTCTAAATACTCAATTTATGCCTCGGCAGAATATATCAACCGACTCAAATAGCAACGAACAACAGGTCGGACAACCTATCACCGTTAAATCTGTCTTGAAGGGACTTGGCATAACCGCTCCGGGAGTATCGGACGGTACGGCTTTATCGGAAGCAAAGACTAAACTTGAAACCGCGCAACAGGCTTTGGATGAATTCAATACAAAACTCACTAAAGACCTATCCGGAATAGACAATAATCCGTTCCTTGTTTCATCGGAAATTCTTGGCGAAAAGAGAAGGGTAATTAACGATAATCAGGATATGCTAAAAACATTGACTGATAACGTGAATAAGTCTCAGGCGCTTTATAATTCCGTTGTTGATGCCCAGAATAAACAGAATGATCTAAGTTATAAATATACTACCCTGGCAATGGATGAGATTAAACGTCAAGCTGATCAGGCTTATAAAACACTCCAGGAATCAAACAAAACCGCACAAGACAAAGCGCAATACGATATAGACATTCAGAAGCTCCGGAACGAAACTCCGGCAGGTCAATCATTCACTATTGGCGGAAAGACATATACCGGCCTTAAATCTACTACCGGATCTAGCACGGCGACAAAGACATATCAGAATCGCCTGGCTGATGAAGTTAAAAATGTATATTCCGGTATGTATGGATATTCTGGCGATGCGCGAGAAAAAGCCCTGAAGGTTTTGCAATCTGAATTCCCGAATATGAATACTCAAGATCTGTATAATAAACTTCCGGATGGCTTTGAATATAACATTGGAAGCAACAAGATCACTCTGTCTGAAGCAAAAACGCGTGGGTTACCATCTAGCGTGGTGGGATTAAGCGAAGCCCAGATAGCTCAAGACATAGACAAGCCCGATCCGGCTCAATGGTTTATAACTTCCCTAAAAGAGAATGGAATCACCGATCCGGCAGAAGTGTCAAAGCGTTGGACGTTGTTAAAACAACTAAAATCTTCAAGTTCTGGTAGAGAATTTTAACTTTATAAAATGGGATTACTTGATATTGTAAAAAGTGTGGTATCAAAAAATATCACGACCACAAATACTCCCAAACCCATTCCACCGCCCACACCTGCGCCATCTTTTGTTTTACCTGGAACACCGGTATCAACCGCTCCGGATCTGAAAGCGATCCGAGATGCAATTGGTAAAACCGAAACAGAACAATTTAACAACGATCTTGGAAAAGCATATTCATTCAGCCGTTACTCCGGAGATCCTAGTCTTGGAAATGCCCTGGGACGTTATCAAATTACTGAAAAAGTTTTACAGGAAAAAGGAAAACAGTATCTTGGCTACGTTCCATCAACAAAAGAATTTCTTTCCACTCCATCACTCCAGGATAAGTTTATGGATGCCAAACTGTCCGATCAACAGAAGCAAGGAGCAGACCTTGAGAATCTGATAGTCAACCACAATAAAGGAATAAACTCTGTACCGACTGATGCTCCGGGATATTTGAATAAGGTAAAATCATTTCTTCCAAAAGCCACAACATCAAGCGGATTATTGACTGGTATTGATATGCCGAACATAGCGCAGGCATCCGGATCAAGTGCTTCCGGTAATTCATCACCAATGCCTTTGCTGAATAAACTCCCAGATCTATTGAAGTATGTTACTGGAGTGGACGTAAACAAGGTTACTCCATCATCCATATTTACATTCAATGCTTTCAATAAAGTACCAAATAAGCTAACCGCCCCAATTTTGCCCCCAGTTAGTCCTTTGGTTAAGGATGTGGTGAAATGGACATTCCGGGCCGGAATACCCGCAGGTACGGCCATTTCAGAGTTAGCAAGTGGCATAGGTGAGGGAGCATACCGCCTCGGACAGACTTTTTCGCCCCTGGAAGCCCTAAAAGCTGTAATTTCGCAACAAGGTACTCAAGACATCACGCAAACTCCAATTGGTCAATCCTATCTCGGAAAGAAGGCTTTTGGTACTGAACCTACTGAAAGTTTACTTACAACGGTGGCCCGGCGCGAACAAACATTCAAACCCTATGTAGGAAAATCTGCTTTGCCTTTGGCTATCGGAGCAACCGCATTGGAACAGTATTTTAATTTTGATACCGGAGGTGGAAAAAGTTTAGTGGAATTATTGGCAAAGGAAACTGATCCGGGAATAATTAGCAAACTATTGAAAAGGACTGGATTACCATCTGAATTCATAGGAAAGGCATCGGAGGATCTATCTAAGATAAATAATCCAGAGGAAGTTAGAAACTATCTAACCGTATTAAAAAACGATATTGTTAGTCCGGCAATAAGCGGTGCAGAAAAACTTGGGCTTATCCGGAGTGTTAAAGATATTCCGATGTTAGAGATGCGAGTTGCTGAAATGGCAGATCTTATCCAGAATAATCCTCTGGCTAAATTGGATAAGTATGCCAACAAAATAGAAGGAAAACTTGGTGAAGTCTTGGGCAAGGGAAAATCTATATGGTCTAGGAAGGGCGATCAGATTACCCAGGAGCTTTCATCTATATATCCTCATCTACCGTCTGATACGGAGGAATTGAGAACGGCCTACGAACAGTTTGTTGAAACTCGTAAAGAATATAAAGCCCTCAAGGGTGAACTTCAATTACTAAAATCAACTCCGGAGGCTAAACTTATCGCCGGAGCAGAACGGGGAATAAAGAAGGTTAAGGAGTATTCCGATGCCACAATTGAACGGATCAATAAGAAGATCCAGATGTTTAACGATAAGATAGGGACTGTTCCGGAACTTCCAAAACAGGAGATCTACAAACCGGAACAAGCTATTTTTGATGCCGGCGTTATCAATGCTAAGCGCGCCCAAGATTATCAGGTAAAACTTGATGCCATAAAAGCTCAATTGGACGAGGTTGTTATGGGCCGTGCCAAAAAGAATGGCGGAATTTGGAATCAACTGAAAACATTTCTCAATCCGGTAAAGCAACTTGATCCGGAAACGCAGGGGATATACAAGCAATGGACACGCGATGTTCTTTCCGCTAAGGAACTTGCTAACGCGGAGATCGCCAAATACAAGATCCCAAATAAGGAAGGTTTGGATATAATCAGAAAATATCAGGCCGGTGAGAAAACTCCATACTCTGATCAGATAAAACAGGCGTTTGATTCAATGTTCCGGGAGGCCAATCAGCGTGGCCTTACTGTTCATTACTGGCCTGACTATCTACCGCAAGTCTATAAGGAAAGCCCGGACGAAATTAAGGCATCTATAATCAAGTATCTGCGCGATAACGGCGTGGCCGACGACGTGATACACGACTATTCTACCGGAAAGGGATCTCTACCATCTGATGTTGCTTACCGACTGAAGATCAATCCTACGTTCTCAAAAGAAAGAGTGTTCCCGGACTATGAAACCGCTATGAAGTTTGGCCTTACTCCACGATATACCAATCCGGCGCAACTGATAGCTTACTACCGAGGCGAAATGGAGAAGTCAATAGCTAACCGGGCCTTTGTTGAAAAACTTGCCGGATCAGGAAAGATATTCCCGACCTCAATTGCTCCGGATGCCTGGAAAGAAATTAACCTACCATTCGCCGGAGAAAAATACTCTGCTCCAAAAGACATTGCTAATATGCTCAATGGCGTATTCCGCAACAACGAAGATCTTACATTTGGTGAATCGGTGTTCAAGGGATTGTCTTGGCTTAACAGATCAGCACAAGAGTTAGCTCTATCCGCCGGAATACCAAAGACTAATATGAACTTCTTTACCTTTGGGCAACTGATCAAAGAGATCACGTCCGGTAACCTGAAGGCGGTTGTTCCTTTTGTCAGATCGCAATTCAATGAAAAGAGTATTGCCTACTTTGCCTCAAAACAACCGATACTAAAATTGATGGCAGATGAAGGCATTGATATTGGAAGCCGGATCGGAACTTATAGCAAGGTGTATAAAAATCTTCTTGAAAAAAAGACGTTCACTCAATGGGCCGGAGAATCATTTGATAAACTATTCAACGAAAAGACTTTCGCCTCATTTATGCCACAACTGTACGTGGACACCTTTGAGCGCGCATATAACTCCGGTATTAAAAAAGGACTAAATACTATTGAAGCCCGACAATTAGCCGGACAAACAACCAAGACCTTTTATGGCCTTATAGAAAACGTAGGGCGATCAAGACTATCCCAGGATGTGATTAATTCGGTATTCTTCGCTCCGCGCTTCCGTGAAAGTTTGATTAATATGTTAGTCAATACCGCTAAATCGGTAACTACTGAATTTCGTAATCCCGCATATAAACTTAACCGGAGATTCCTTGCCGGAGCTACGGCTAGCTATGTTCTATATAATGCCCTGAACAAGAAACTTACCGGACACTATATGTGGCAGAATGAACCTGGAAAGGAATTTGAATTGACTGTACCTATGCCAAACGGAGATCGTACCTATGTGGCCCTGCTTCCTTCTGTATTATCCCTACCTCGTAATCTTGGATCTGGATTCATTGCATTAGCAAAGGGAGATCTGAATACCGCAGAACAGAAATTTGGATCTGCATTTTCTATGCCATTAAAAATTATGTCGGAGGTATTATCAAACCAGGACTATTTTGGACGCACCATATACAAAGACACCGATCCGGGAATGGTAAAACTTCAAAAGATAGCAGAGTATGTTGGGCTTCAGGTAAATCATCCCTATATTAAGGAACTTTATAATCGCGTTCTCAAACCTATGTGGGATAAAAACTATGTTTATAATAAGTCTGTTCCGCAGTCCATAATTGAGGCATTAGAATTTCCACTCAAGTTCAAAACAAAAGATCAGATAGCATCTTCAGAATACTTTAATGCTCTTGATAAACAGATTCAAGAACGCGCTGATATAAAAAACAAAGTTAAGCCTATATATGATCGCATACAAAAACTCCGAGATTCCGGAAATGATGCTGAAGCACAGACACTCTTGGATTCATTGACGGATGATGAGTATGCCATATACAAGGATCTCCGGACGGCCGATAAATCTGCTCAAACAAAAAAAGCAAAGAAGATGGTGTTCGGTAAATATAAACAGATCCAATCCCTATTAGCTTCCGGTGATACAGACAAGGCTCAAGAGATATTGAACTCATTGACTGATCAGGAGTACAAAGCATATAAACTGTTGAAAGATAACAACACGCCGACAGAATAATTAGCCCCTGGGGGATGGGGTAGTGATCCGGAGTGGCCGAGAATGTAGGCTTCCGATGATGGAACACTACTCCATTTTTTATTGCAACACAAAACGCGCAGGTACAGATGCGCGATTTATTACTATACCCTCCCGGAACTTTCTTCCGGTACAATATTGACACGTTTTTTATGCTTGTGGATATCTGTACAAATATCATCATAAAATTCTTTATAACAGGCCATTTTTGCAAACCCTTGACTTTACAATTGAGCCTGCTAAAATGAGTATATGAGAATTGAAAAAACGGTACGAAATCAATTCATCAAAAATCTTTGGAGATCCGGAGTATATTCCATCTCGGAGATTGTGAACGAACTGATCCGGAACGGTTTTGAGAAAGTATCTCGTAACCGGATTCAACAGTTAGTTAGAGGAGTTGATTCACCTAGAAGGCGTACCAAAAAATAAAAATAAATAGCCCCTTTCGGAGCTACCTATTATGGAAAGACCATTTACATAATAGCAGATCCGGGGATAAGTATCAATGACTAAAGAGGATAAAGAAGAAAAGTTATTTCCTAAAGTCCAGAAGGCCAAGATCAAGAAGGTGGAAGATGTGGAGATCTTGGATATGAGTATGATCCCTCTTGAATATCTAACGGTGGATATTCAAAATCTCCGGTATGATGTAGTCGTCAAAAAGAAACACGTACCCGGAGTGGTAAAAGTAATAAGAGAAATAAGAGCAAAATAAAATGACTGAAACTAAAGCAATACAAAACATATCGGAGGGAAGCGGAGAAAAGCAGGTAAACCTTTTCATCTCCCAGGCTATTGAAAAAGGTATGCCGGTGGAAACTATGGAGAGATTATTTGATCTTCAGACCAGAGCCAGAGCGGAAAACGCAAAGTCAATGTTCGTCCAGGCTATGTCTGAATTTCAAAAGACAGTCCCGACAGTAAAGAAAACAAAGAAGGTGTTAGATAAGTATGGCAAGATTAGATACGTCTATGCTCCCATTGATTCAATAGTTGAACAGATCAAAAAGCCCCTTGCCGATTGTGGACTGTCCTATTCCTGGGAAAGCACGAGCAAGGATAAGATGATGAGCGTAACCTGCAAGCTAGTCCATATCTCCGGACACTTTGAAACTAGTTCATTTGAAGTCCCTATCGGTGCAGAGTATATGACCGCTCCACAACAGTATGCCTCCGCATTAAGCTTTGCCAGGAGATATACCTTGTGTAACGTACTCGGAATTTCAACAGCAGATGAGGACACCGATGCCACCACCGTAAATAAAGAAGCCACCGCAAAGTCCCTAAAGTCCCAGGTAACATTTCTTCTCCGGGAGCTTAACGTAAAAGGATCGGTAACCGATTCAGTAAAAAAACTAACCGGCATAACTCCGGATGAGAATAATCTTAACGAGGTTATCTCACGCCTGGAGGCATTAGTCCAAGACAAAAATGCAAATAGTTAAATACGATAACGAACAGGAATGGCTTGATGCGCGCCGGGGCAGAATAACCGGCACTCGCCTAAAGGATCTCATTCAGGGACGTTCCGCAAAGCCCAAAATTGGCTTCTACGAGCTTATTGCAGAGCGTGTGGCACTTCCGGCCACAGATGAGCTTGCAATGGACAGGGGCAAGCGTTTGGAGGATGAGGCTATTGAGCGTTTTGCAAAGGAAACTGGAAAGAAGATAAACAATGATCTGGTGATATGGCATCGGGACGATAACGAAAACATTGCCGTATCTCCGGACGGATCAATAGGAAAGACGGAGGCGGTGGAGGTTAAGTGTCTTTCATCCGCAAGGCATTTGGAGGCGTGGATCAACCAGACTATCCCGGATGAATTTGAGTATCAGGTTTATCAATACTTCATTGTAAATGATAAACTGAAAAAACTTTATCTGGTATTCTATGATCCACGTATGCCAAAGGATCTATTCTGGATTGAAGTTAAGAGAAAAGATATACAGGAAAAAGTTGATGAGTATATCAAGTTGGAGAATAATGTTTTGGATCTTGTTTCAAAAATAGAAAAACAATTAACCTTTTAATTCAATGACCGAAAGAAAAGACTTAACACCGGAGCAGAGAATATTTTTACCCCAGATATTACCGATCTCAATTTATCTGGCAAACATAAAACTATTCTCGCCGGATGATGCAATTGAGATAGTCCAGAAGGCGTACGAATTGAGCCGGATATCCTACCGGATCTTAACTCCCAAGATGGCCCGGAAGCTGATGGATTACTGCAATCTCTGGGATATGTGGGAGATCTACACCGCAGATGAGCAGAAAGAGATCAAGAATTTAGCCAATTCAAGCCACGATTAGTTATCAACATTTCATTTTTGTTCTTTTATAGAATGTGGTATAGTGTGTAGGTATGTGGAGATTAAATCTCCGGGCGTTATTAGCAGACGATACTTGCAAAACCTTTTGGAAGTATTGTCATAAGCCCTAAAAAGCTTATGCTAATACGCCCAAAGGGTTTTTTCTTCGGCAGGGTTCGCAATGCCCACGTTTCCCGAAAGGGTTTGCCAGTAATAGACGTTCAGCCATTGCCCCATTGACACCTATACTGAATGAGAAAAGTTGAGAGTTGATTATCTGGTGCGGGGGGTTAGGAATAAGTATATTTTTCCTGAAAGATATACTTATCCCCCCTCATCAGATAATCAATTTTCTCAATTTTTCTTAATATGATACTTCCTATGATCCGGACGAGATCCCGGAGGAAGGAAAGACATTCAGGCAGGAGGAGATGGGCGAGCTATTTACATACGTACCACATTCTCCCCGGCTTATATCTGGGTAAGGGAATTATTGAAAATTGTATATTTTTAGCGGGGTAGTTCTTATGTTACCACCTATAAAAAGGCAAGGTTTACCCTCCTATTTTTTCACTATCCGCTCCCCTGTTTCACGGATAGATCTCACGGTCAGACGGCCAATCCCGCGCCGTCCCCGCTAAAAGTACATAATATGGAAATACCATCTTGTAAAAATAAAAAGTTCGGCCATAACTTCATAGGCGGAGTATGTCTTAACGGATGTGGTCAATCTCAAGTAAATACCTCCGGACCTAAAATTGATCCGGTAGGTGTGGATGTTTGGCAGAAGTATGCCCGGATAGTCTTTGAAAGAACTCCTACCACTAACGCCAGATCATACTTCAATGAAATTGTTGATCCCTATATGAAGTATATCGCCTGGGATGATTCAGACGGAAACCTATTCAGATCTCATCAGGGTAAAGTCTATATGGCTATCCGGAATTACTGGAATAAGTACCACCAATTCAAGACCGTTCAATTCCTAGAATGGGTAAAGAAAAAGAATTGCCTGCATCCTATGGCGGTTGTATCTGCATTTCTAGAAACAAAATCCTATGGACGATAAAATGATATTTTATGGCCGGGTTGCCAATAATAAGTTTGTTCCATATCGCCGGGAGCTTCTGAATAAATACGTTACTTCTCTTAACGGAAAAGAAGTTGAGTTTTCTATTGAAGTCCGGAAAGACAAAAGAACAGATGGGCAGAATAGGTTGTACTGGTTATATCTCCGACTTATTGTTGAGAATAGTGATGGCGTTGTTACAAAAGATGCCATTGATTCTTTGCACGAATATCTTAAAAGACAACTTCTCAAGGCCGTTGATGACAAGATTAAGCTACCAAATGGAAAGGTTATTGAATTCCGGAGGCCGGAAAGTACAACTAAACTGGATAAGGCGACATTCTCAAAATATATGAAAGACATTGAGATTTTAACCGGTATTCCTGTTCCGGATAAGATCTATTGAGTTATCAACTTAACATAATTATTGTAAAGTGCTAAAATAATAACATAGCAATAAACAAAGACTAGCAATCGTTTTATTGTAAAGACCTAAAATGGAAAACCTAAAAGAAAAAGTAGCCATCGTATTATCTGAAGTCCCGGAAACAAGGAATTCAGATATTGCTCTTACCATAGAAATATGGAAAAGATACTATCCAAAATACGTCCGTAGGGGACAATATGGCGATCCGGGAATATATCTCAAGGATCTATTTGAGTTACCGCGCGAAGATAATATAAAGCGCATCCGGGCAAAGTATAATTCAATAGGATTATATCTTCCGACTGAATGGGCCGTTGCTAAGGGCCGGGGAATACTTGAGAATGAGTGGCGAAAGGCTATGGGGTATAATCCGATCTTACTATGACATTCACTACCGGATATAGACAGAATAAATACAAGAACAAAAAGACTACGTTTGGAGGCCGGCTTTATGGATCAAAGCTAGAATCATCTGTTGCCTCGGATCTGGAACTTGCCCGGCACGCTACCAAAGACTCTGATCGTGTTGTTGATGTTAAGCCTCAATACAATGTAGATATTTATATTGACGGAGTTACTCTTACCACTAAACCTACGCCAAGAAAGTTATTCAGATACATCCCGGACTTCTTTGTTGAGTATGCCGATGGACACTTTGAGATCATTGAAGCAAAAGGTTATGTAACAGATATTTTTCGTTTCAAGTGGAAGATATTTGAAGCGGTTTACAATAAAGAACATCCAGATATTTTATTAAAAATAATCAAATGAAAATAGTTGATGGCCCATACAAACGTAATTTTACTATCCCGGAGGGAGTTGTAGTCTTGTTGCTCCTCACCTCCGTAGTCCTATCCCTTATGGCCTTTGCTAAGTGGGTAAACGAAAGAGAGCCGGTAGGTGAAGTACCAAGATTCTATAAGACACAATAAACAATGCCGTATTTAATAGACAAAAACAATATAAGGTTACCCAAGTCCGAAGATAGGCGGGTCAAGATTTCAGATGAGGATAGGTCACATATTGCCAGTCTATACTCTAAAGGTGTCGCCGTCAGAGAGATTGTTAGGCGTATGGATAATAGGATTAGTCGCAGAAGTATCCAGTTTATATTGTTTCCTGAAAGACTTGAGCATTTACAAAACCACAATCGCGAGATAGAACATTGGAAAATATATTACAATAGGTCTGAACATAATAAAGCGATGAGAAAAACAAGAAAGCATAGAGCGGAAGTATTCAATGTACCAAGCAGGATTAATACACAATAAATAATATGATTACAAAAAAAGAAGTATTAGACAATTTGGAGCAAGTGAAGGCTGTAATAAAAGACATACTCATAAGGGATTCTCTTGTGAAATATGAGAATTAAAGTATAATCCAATAAACATATATGAGAAACATTCTTAATCAAATAAAGTGGGCCTACCAGAGAGTAGTTAGGGGCTATGACGACAGGATTAAGTGGGGGTTTGATACCTACCTTGAGGATATTGTTATGAAGCCATTAAGAGAGTTTTGTACCGAGGAATTGGTAGACAATCAAGATGATACAAGAGCAATCATATATCCCGAAACCATAAGACTGATAGATGAATATGCAAAGGCAAAAGAGGGATTGTTTACGACTGTCACACGGAAAGATGTTTACACTATGCAGTATAAGATGTGGAAATATATAGTAGAGAAGATAGGATATTACTGGAATTAATCCTCGTGCCAACTAACATTAGAATGATTACCCTCTTAAAACGCCTCGCCTATTATCTCCTAAAGTGGGCCTATCATTCGGAGAACTGGAAGCAGATGAGAAGCATCAGAGTAAATAGAGAGTGGGCCGAAGGATTAAAGTATAATCCAAGAAACATATATGACTAAACAAAAATCAAAAATAATAGAGTTCATTAAGTTTACAGTAGGTGGTATGCACGCTTGGGTCAAGGCGATAGTAAACGGTAAGGAAATAATAATCCGTAAACCGGTTAGTCAGATACCAAAAGAATTGCTTAAGTAACCCTCGTGCCTTAATAGGGGCGTGAGGAAATCGGTTGTGATTGAAAACCGTGTCAATAATATAACCTAATCGCCTCATCCACGTCACGGATGAAATAGTATGAAAAAAATAGCAATCGTATTCTTACTCATAGCCCTCTGTGGCGTGAGCGTATCAGCAAGGGATAGGGACGGGTGTAGGCATAACTGTCACCCTCACCCCACGCACACTCCTTTACCAAGCCTAACCCCGACACCGACACCAGAAGCCACGCCAGAGCCTCAAATTGAGCCTGTGGGACGTTCTAACCACATTGTGGACGTAGTTTTCACCTATTCAGGCCCGAGTACAGAGTTCGTCTTTGAAGGTAGTAATGTCCAGTCAGCCGATGAGCTTCACTTTCAGCGGTGGTCGTCAGTATATAGCTTTGAAGTCTTGCCAGTTAAGAATTGGGTATTCCTATTAAGTGGAGATTGTGTCCCTGGAGTTCTCAATGCCGAGGATGTTCAGAAAACTGGTCGGGTAGAGTGTAATGTTAAGGCGGTGTTAAAATAGATGAACAAAGAACAGGCCAAATCAATGCCCCTATCCCAGAAGCTCCTATTAGGGAATACGCCCCGCGCCAGAGTAATGTTTGAGAAAATACACTTTAGTCTATTGGTCTTGTTCTTGGGAGTAATGAGCTATCTATTTGAGTTGATAACAAAGTAATCCTATGCCAGATGAAAAAAAAATAGAGATAGATGTTGAGGAGAGCCAGAAGTGGCCTAAACCGAATCCTAAAGAATGGACTGGATGGAGGTTTTGCGAAGGATGCGATAATCACTATAAAAGTTTGTCCTATACCTGCCCGCATTGCGGATCTATGGAAACTAGACCGTGTAAAGAACCCATAGAACAACATTGATCCGGAGTTGATAGCAATATGGCTTGACTTATAAAATTGTGGTATAATTAGGATATGCGCAAGACAAATCAAAAAATAAGAGTTTTGAACCGGCGAATATCCAACATTAAGTAGGTCGCCGGTTTTTTACAAAGCAATGACTAAATATTTTATAGACAATAAATCAAAGGTATATGGTGAAACACTTACCGGATCACGCCTGATCCGGGTGAACGCCCGGATGTCAAAGAAAAGACCATTCACAAAAAAGGCAAAGGTAGGTATTCACGGCCTAGCTGATACCATATATCACGAAAAGTATCATCTCAAGCATCCAAAGGCCCACGAAAGGACTGTCCGGAAGATCACTAAGCGCGTAATGGCAAAGATGCCAACTCATCGGAAGCGTAAGATTGTATTAAGTTTTCTAAAAAAAGCTAAGCCCATTACAAAGAAAATCCGGAAGGAATTCTACAAAGTGGAAACTAGCGCATAATCTGTGAAGTGTATTAAGTGCCGTAAGCATCGTAAAACAAAGAAGGGAATCTGTAAGGCTTGCCGTAATTAAGATGCCAAAGAATAATAGTACAAAATCCGGAAAGAAAAAATTACAGCTTTATCCAAAGAACACCTTTGAGAATTTATCGGTTAAGGATCTTCTCAAAGAACATCCGTTAAGTAAAAAGGATAAGGGCCGAGGTAGGGCAATTCTAGAGAAGTTTACTATTGAGCAGATAGCAGAAAAATGCGCAGTTTACTTTGAGGAATGTATAGAATATCGCCGGCCTTTTATTATGACCGGGCTTGCTAATGTTTTGGATAGTGATCGGGAAACAATCTTGAAGTATGCGGAAGGCGATGATGCTTTGGCCGTTATATTAAAAAAAGCTACAAAATTAGTCTTTGAATACTGGGAGGCAAAGCTCAATGGATCTCAAGTTACCGGCGCAATCTTCTGGCTAAAAAATCATAAGTGGAATGGCGACACTAACCCCGATGGAATAAGCTCATTCAAAATAGACAAAATTGAGATTACTGTTAAAAATGGCAACATTAAAACCGACAGTAACAATCAAACAGGGGGAAGCCCTGGAAATACTACGGAATCAGCAGACTAATATACTTATGTTCGGTGGTGGCGCAGGCGGTGGCAAATCCTGGCTAGGTTGTCTTTGGCTAATTCTAATGTCCCTGGCTTTTCCGGGGATTAAATCTTTTATAGCGCGCGATGAGCTAAAGAAGATAATGCAAACCACATTCCTGACGTTCTGTAAGGTATGCCAATCTCTTGGAATCCCGGCAAATGAGTGGAAATTAAACGGCCAATATAACTATATTCAGTTCCGGAACGGTAGCAGAATAGATCTATTGGACGTAGGCTATATGCCCTCTGATCCGTTATACGAGCGTTTTGGGTCATCTGAATATACCTTTGGATGGATAGAAGAAGGCGGAGATGTCCATTTTGGAGCTTTTGATATTCTCAAAACGAGAATTGGACGACACCTTAACGATAAATACGGCCTTGTCCGGAAGCTCCTTATCACCGGTAACCCTTCAAAAAACTGGCAATATCTTCTTTTCTATAAACCGAACCGGGAAGGAAAGTTACCGGGCAATCACGCGTTTATTCAATCTTTGGTGGATGATAACTATTTTGGTGAAGCCGGATATAAGGATGCTTTGCTATCAATAACTGATCCGGTACAGAAGGAAAGACTGTTGCGGGGCAATTGGGAATATGACAATGATCAGAGTTCATTGATGCCCTACGATGCCATTATGGATATATTCACCAATACAGTTGAGATCGGACTGAAGTATATGAGTGCAGATATAGCCCGATTTGGAAAAGATAAGATCACAATTGGCATCTGGGACGGATGGTCTTGTGGACCGATAGTGATCAAGCAGAAGCAAAGTACGGTTGTAACGGCGGAGGATATTCGCAACCTTTCAATTCAGCATCACGTAGCGCAGTCC